TGATATGATGTATGTGTGATTCGTAGGTAATCACCTCCTTTTGACAAATAAATAAGCGAAAGCCGCCGCTAGACACGATACGGGTATTGCCTGGTGGCGGCTTTTGCATGTAGAAAATAAAAAAATACCTCCTTTTCTTGAAAATAGATTGACAAATATCATGAATTGTGGTATACTATAATCATCAAGAGGAAAGGAGGTACGCAATGGATATAGAGTTGGATGACATTAAGAATCTGGTTGTTATTGGCTATACTCTTTGGAAATGGCGCAAAGAGATAGCCGAAAAACAAAAGAAGCGCCCACAGGTTAAGCACCGCAAACGCAAACCTGTGAAACGCTCCCAGAAGTAAAGAAAGAAGGGACGGCGGAAACGCTGTCCTGACCTTCTCCATATCCATTGTAAAAGAAATGAAGAAAAGAATCAAGCGAATAGGAAAAACGGATTGGATTGTTTTCGGGTTATGGCTCGTGTCTGTGCTAGGCAGGCCAGTAGATGCATTGACTGCTGTTACTGGTATTATTATCTTATCCTATCTTTGCTATCGAATGGCAGGTGATAGCCATGACTAGTAATGGTTGGGGCGGTGCCAGAGTAGGAGCAGGGAGGCCTAAGAATGCCAATGGCGTGCGTAAACAGCACCAGGTCAGAGCGTATGATGATGAGTGGGAGCTAGTTAGAGCATTCATCAAAATCATGCGTGAAGATAGGGAACGGGCAGAGAAATTTGTACAATCTAAATAAGACCATTAAGGGACGTAGAGATACGTTCCTTTTTTATTGGAATGATAAAAAAAGGATGGTGGTGAATATGTGACATGACTGTACAGGAAAAGGCTCGTGATGATTATGTAAAAGGCGCGAAGTACAAGGAAATAGCTGAAAAATATGGCGTGTCTCTCAACACTGTAAAATCGTGGAAACAACGATACAACTGGATACGAAAAAAGAGTGCATACAAAAATAAAAAAGTGTGCATACAAAAAAAAGAAAATGAAGTACAAAAAGCATTACTAGAAACGATTGACGGAGCTGAGTGTTTAAATGAGCAACAACGGCTATTTTGCGTGCATTACGCCACCTCTCATAATGCCTTGCAATCATATTTAAAAGTATACAAATGTAGCAAAACGACAGCCATGACGAACGGCCCCGCTTTACTCAGAATTACTCAGGTCAAAAAAGAAGTGCAACGACTACGAAAAGTAATGCGTCAACACTTAGATATAGAACGCGAAGATTTAATCCAATACTGTCTAAAAGTGGTTGGTGCCGATATTGGCGATTATGTTTCTTTTAAGGGTTCGAAAGTTACCTTGACAGATAGTGAAAAGGTAGATACATCGATTATCTCAGAAGTCAAACAAGGCAAAGCTGGTGTCTCTATCAGGTTGGCTGATAAGAAATGGGCGTGGGATAAACTGGAAAAGTACCTTGGGTGGGATGCGCTGACCATGGATGTCAAGGACGAGAATCCAGATGTGTATGAAACTGAAGTAGATTTACCAGATAATGGACGTGATGATGATGCATACTAAAGAAAGACAAAAGTTAAAACCTCAACCGGGGCCGCAACAAACTTTCTTATCGACTAGTGCGGATATTGCTATTTATGGCGGCGCTGCCGGTGGTGGCAAGACGTATGCCCTGTTGTTGGAAAATCTACGGCATCGAAAGAATCCACGGTTTGGGTCTATCATCTTTCGTCGCGACAATGGGCAGATAACGAACGAAGGCGGCCTCTGGGACAACGCCAAGAGTATGTATGCCAATTTCAATGTTACATTTCGCGAGAGTACGCCGAAGCAGGTTATTTTTCCTTCTGGGGCTAAGATTACTTTCAATCATTTACATGACCCCAAAAGCGTATACGGGTATCAAGGGGCACAGATTCCGTTGATTTGCTTTGATGAATTGACCCATTTCACAGAGCAGCAGTTCATATACATGATGAGTCGTAACCGTACGACGTGCGGCGTCACACCATATATCCGGGCAACATGCAATCCTGACTCTGACTCGTGGGTCGCGAAATTCATCGCTTGGTGGATTGATCAGGACACGGGGTATGCGATTCCGGAACGGTCGGGGAAAATCCGGTATTTTATTCGTCTGGATGACCAGATTCATTGGGCGGATAGCCGTGAAGAACTAGCTGAGACATTTCACATTGAACCGTCGCTCACGAAGAGTGCTACTTTTATCTGTTCAAGCATCTATGATAATAAGGTGCTTCTAAAGGCTGACCCGACGTACTTGGCTACGCTGAATTCCTTAAGTCTTGTGGAAAAAGAACGGCTGCTGTCCGGTAACTGGAAAATACGCCCCGCCGCCGGCCTGTATTTTAAGCGAAGTATGTTTCGGGTCGTGCATCAAGTACCTGACAAGATTGTCAGTATTGCCAGGGCATGGGACTTGGCAGCGACGGAAATCACGCCGGAGAACGCCAATCCAGACCGCACGGCGTCGTGTTTGATGGCCAGACTCAAGAGCGGCCAGTATATCGTACTGGATGTGCAACGTGTGGCCATGAATGCTAATGCTGTACGAAATCTCTTGAAAAACACGGCGATTACAGACGTACAGCAATACAAAAATAACCGTATCTTACTGCCGCAAGACCCGGGCCAGGCAGGTAAAGACCAAGCCGAAAGCTATGTGCGTATGATGTCCGGCTTTAACATTCAGATACACGGTATTAGCGGCGACAAAATCACGCGAGCCGAGCCGTTTGCCGCACAGGTGCAAAATGGTTCCGTGTTGGTTCTGGAAGGGGCCTGGAATGAAACCTTTTTTGATGAGCTGGAATCATTCCCCGACGCACTTCATGATGACCAAGTCGACGCGGCGAGTGATGCGTTTACAGCTGTATCACAGGCCAGCGACTGGACGGCCTTGTATACATAGAAAGGATTTGTAACCAATGGGAGAAGTAAAGAAAACGACACATACTGACGGATATGTTAACACCTTTCTAGGCTTTGGCATGAAGCGGCGCGACCCTTTTGAGTCGACCTTTTACAAACGGCCAGGCCTGGACCGTCTGACTGATAACGAAGTAGATGATTTATTCACGTACAACGGCATTGCGCAGAAAATCATCAAAGCACCGGCTGACGAGGCCGTACGGGCAGGATTTACGCTGCAAGACGGGGACGTTGATTTAGAAAATAATGATGATGTCCAATCCATATTAGAAGAATTAAACTGGAAAGCTGTCTTTTCTGAGGCTCTTTGCTGGGATAGGCTGTTTGGCGGTGCCGCTATTTTTGTCATGGCAGATGATGGCCAAGATATTACGGAACCGTTGAACCTCAACCGTGTACAGCGTATTGAAAAACTAGAGGTATTTGATGCTCCGGATATTTCTTTTATTATCCCGGAACAGCAGAACCCATATGATGCCAATTATGGACGACCGGAAATGTACACGCTGACCAATTACAACGGCGGCACCTTCACGGTACATGCGAGCCGCTTACTCATTTTTGATGGTGGCCTGAAAAGTCATCGCAAACGGCGCGAGCACAACGGTTGGGGCGCAAGAATATTTGACCAAGTGCAGGATAATCTCAAACGCTACGACGTTGGCCAAGTGCTTAGTAATATGGCTTTGAACCGTCTATCACAGAGTATTCTCAAGCTGTCCGGTATGGCGACGCTCTTACAAAATGATTTTGGCGAACAGCAGGTACAACGCCGCTTGCAAGTCATTGATATGGCTCGCAGTATCATGAATACGATTGCCCTAGACACCAACGACGAATATGACTTAAAAAATATGTCCGTTGCTGGCGTACGGGATATTATTGAAATGTTTGAAAATGCCGTCTGCGCTGCCGCTGATATACCGGCAACGATTCTCTTTGGTCGCAGTCCTGATGGGCAGAATGCTACTGGTAAGAGCGACCTAGAAAACTATTATAACATGGTAGGGCGTATCCAAGAACGTAAGCTAAAACCACAAATAACTAAGCTTTTGAACGTGGTCAGTGCTTGCAGTGAGTACGGCCTGACCTTGCCAGACAGCTATACCATCCATTTCAAAGAATTGTGGAATCCGTCGGAATTAGAACAGGCGAACGCCGAAAACATTCGAGCCCAAGCCAAGGAACACGAAGCCAATACGGCGCAGACCTACGTCAACATACATGCTTTGGATGCGATGGAAGTGCGGGATAAGCTTGATAAAGAAAACGTATATGACCTTGACCGCTCCCTTGATAAAGTGATGACGGAACCCGATTGATACAGGTGATAGGAATGAAAATAGTAGCCAAGCGAAAATGGAACTACCCACTGAGCCAAGAACGGCTATACGCTAAATATTTAGTAGCGTACGTGCAGCGGAAATTTAAAGTTATACAGTCGTTTGTACCGGAATTACGGGAAGTCATTCTTACATACGGCGTACAAGTGGATGATGACAGCGATACGACCCTTGTAAATGCCCACATGGATGTGGTTATTGACCAGCTGGAGAAGGCTGTTGAATCTCCCGATGTAATGAGAGGTGTAATACAGCAAATTTTTCAGAATGTTGATGCGTACGCCTTGCGAGAATTTAATGCCATTACCAAGAGCCTCTTTGGGTTTCCATTGCCGGAAATACTTCGAGTTACGCCGCCGAATGCTCCACACATGGATGCCGCTGTAGATGATGAGATTGCCAAGTATAAAGACCTTTGGGTACAGCAAAACCTCGACCTCATCAAAAGCATTGATACTGAAACGATGCAGAAAATACGCAAACGTATGGCGGAACGCATTATTCATACCGTCGATACTGCGCAATTAACGAAATACCTTATACAAGATATTCAAGAGCTGGCAGGCGTGGAAATACGACGGGCTACACTCATTGGCGTTGACCAAGTGGGGAAACTCAACGGACAGCTCGCACAATTCCGCCAAGAGTTTGCCGGTATTTCCGAATATCGTTGGGAAACGGCTCATGATAGCCGTGTACGGCCTGCGCATCGTTTGCGGCAAGGAAAGATATTCAAGTGGTCTAATCCGCCACCAGATGGGCATCCAGGCTATCCTATTCGGTGCCGTTGCGTGGCACTTCCGGTTATTGATTTAGACAAGATTCCAATTCGGCCGAAAGTGGGTAGATTTGAGACTATCCAGATGCAAAACGGGCGTGGTATAATAAATACGAAAGGCGGAACTACTTTGCAACCATTAGGCCAGGCTAAGAAACGTGACCATAAAATTTTTATTACTGACACTGCAATAGAAAAAGTAGGATATGTACCAATTCCTGGGTTAACGGATAAAGTAAGCTTATCTATCCAAGAAGAACACAAAGCCATTTTATCCATTGCTAAAAATATTAATAATAGTAATGAAGTATTAAGCATTGTTACCACTGATATGACGCGTAAAGTACGTGTACTGGGAACCGAATATACCGTAGACCCTTCTACTTCTCCAGAAGCATATGGGATTTTGAGTTCAAGCAAACCACACGAAGTGGCATATTTGCATAATCATCCTAGTACAAATACGTTCTCGCTCCCGGATATACTTACTTTTATACGGTATAGTCAAATTGGTATTATATCGGTCGTCACCAATCAAGGTGAAGTTTATATCTTGCGTAAAACGAAGAAGTATGAGTATAATAAGGTGAAGGATGTATTTGGTAGAATCTTTTTATTATATAAAGACAAGAAAATTTCCCATAATGAAGCAGTAAAATTATTTTTGAAAGAATGTTATAAAGGAGGGATTGCATATGTTAAATCGAAATAGTTTGCCTGTCATTAACGATAAGGCTACGGATGCTGAAATGAATGAAATGTTTAAGGACTTAATGGAAAATGATCCTATTGATTTGCAACAGTCTCTACCTACGAACACCGATGATAGTAAGGTTATCGCCTAATTTATGCATTATTGAAATTAAATAGTTCTTTTTTAGAGCAATGTGAAGAATATTCACATTGCTCTTTTTTATGCCTGAAAGGAGGTGAGAAAGTGCAGCGATACGATGCGTATAGAATTAAAGCAGTCAAAACGAAAGAGGGATTTATTCGGGATACACCGATTATTGGCCGTACTGGAATTCTGAAATATCGAAATGCCGACGGCACGGCAAGCGTCGAAAGCGTGGGCAAATTATCGACGGCTCGCAACATTTACCTTACTGGAGACGCAACGGGCTCGGCTGCATTTGACGGCTCGGCAAACTCGTCTATTACAGTAACCCTTGCTAAATCTGGT